TCATCATGAATCCGGTACCAGCTTCTAGAACCTCAACCGGTTCACCAAGAGGAATCTCTGCACGGTCACCAGCAGGGTTGAAAACGTAGTCACCCACATACTTTTCAAGTTTATTAGGATCTTCGTCGGCAAATCCCTTATCGACTGCCATCTTGATCTTTTCCCAGCTGATGCACTTCTTAGGATAAGGACCTGCAATGATATCGTATTGGTCATCATCTGGATTGGCGCTCTGCAATGCCATCAGTGCAATAACGTCATTGGCATTGAAACCAATGTCAGAGTCGATAAACATCAGGTGAGTATCACCTGAACGCATGAACTCATCAGCACAATAGTTACGTGCACGAGTAATCAGTGACTCATTGAACAGGAAGTAAAACCTTACCTGAATCCCATAATGTGTGCAGAGAGCCGAGAGATCGGCAATCGACCGAGCGAACATGCCGGCGCACTGACCACCATACATTGGTGCAGCGACAAAAAGCTTACGTTCACGCAGCTTTTCAATTGGTACATTAATTTCAATTCCCATAATTAATCCTTATTTTCAGTATCATGAACATGGAGTTGCATAATTGCGTAGTGGATGACCTTCATGAGGTCCTTCCGCCACTCGGCGGGATCACCCTTACGACCATATCGTTGGGTGTACTTCATCATATTCCCGATGTTGAAACCAGTACCATGACCGGAATCAATGATGAATTCTGTAGCTTGAAATTTATTTCGGGAATAATGCTGTTCGTATGTAGCATCGATGTAAGACTGAATCTCTTTCAGAGTTTTGCCTTCGTTATATTTATACTCGATATTATTCATTATGCAAAAAAATCCTCAATAGTTGCTGGTTTATTTTCATCCAGGCCACTCCACTTACAACCTTGCCAGTGTGGATAAGCTGCACGTGAGAGGTGTACAGACTTTGGCTTTTCCATACAGTCAAAGTCAAGTTCGCCTTTGTCATTCTTTAGATAGTCAGTCCACTCAATGAAAAAGACATGGCTTGTAGAACACAACTTCTTCATCTCATCCTTGAAGATAAGACGAGTATCTTCACGCTGTTGCCACGAACCAAAGAACGGTGTGCCTTTATAGTATCCAGTCTTTGGAAGTGCACGTGACTCATTCTCAATAGGAAGCAGTTCATATGCAGATACTTCTAGCAGATCCAAGTTAGACAATTGGTCATGGTATTTATTAGCAAGATACCGTGTTGTACTTTCAGGATTGCTTCGGCGGTTCAAGTGATGCCGATTATCAATATTGCCAAAGTAGAATTCGGCAATTTTATGATGTGGCTGGATATAAGATTGCAGTCCTTCATTCAAGGCACCATGTAGAGTCTTGAAAGGAACTGAGTTGACAAACCAACCTGGACGATACATACAGATAGCATGGCTATCACCTGTAGCCACTTGGTGGCTACCAGTAATGTCTTTAATTGTTTTGGCAGTATTCTCAATACGCTTCAGGTTCTCCCAGTCAACCTTTGCCCAGTCAGGATGGATCTCACCCTTTATACGCGGCTCGAGCATCTCAGAATACTTAGGATGATCAATCCATAGAGAATAGACTTTGCCCTTGAACTGTGAATAACGAATCAGATTGTTGATGCCACCATAGTTCTTCATGCCACCAAATAGGTTAAGAGATCCACCCCAGTCATTGCCGTGGTAGACATAGATCTCTTCAAAAGAATTGACGTCAGGATGGATATTACCAGTACGATCTAGGTGAACATCAAATCCAATCTCTTCCAGTTGGTTCGCATAGATTGCAGCCTGAGCAGCACGATGCGAATGAATATTGGAAGAGATGTGTGTGAATGGGGATGTAATAAGTGTTTTCATATTACTTACTATATATCAAGTTGCCTATATTGTACATCATTTTTTGGCCAGTCACGATAACTATCTACACGATTGTAGATGGTAGGATCATTAAGTACTGGTTCTTTGCCGACATTCCAAAACAAAATATTACGGCCGGTATTCTTAGGAATATATTTCCACACCTTGCCATCATATGTATCAATGCAAGGGAATGGCGGTAGATTCTCGGACTTTTCACTTTGTTGGAATGCCATCGGTTCAGAGATAACATCAGCGCGACCAAGTTCACCGGCCTTCAGATTACGTGACACTGCAACTGAATGGAACTTGGCATTCGGCCATGCAATCTGCATTGCTCTTGAAAGAACACCAGTTGAGATGGCTACGTAGACTTCATCAGGTGCTTCAATCTTTGATGCAGCTTTAACAATACCAGCAGTTACTAGTTCGTGCTTCAATCCAAGTGGCACAAAGAATGCATCATCTTGTTGATCAGCCCAGTCCTTGGCAATCTTATTCAGGTTTGGCATAGCAGCAATACGATGGAATGATGCCTCAGCTCCTTGCTCAATACAACATGCCTGGTGATGTGAGATGCGTTGTGCCGAAGGCATAAACAGCTTAACTTTCTTATCATAACGTTTGGCAACATCAAGAATAGAAACACCAGCAAGACCTGTACGTGGTTGCACATACACAATGGTTGACTGGTTGATCTTTGACATCAGGCAATCACCACCACGAACCTTGGTTCCTGTGATAAGATCATCGCGGACACAGCGTACGCCATCATGCACAGTTACGACAGGATCCGGGTACGGATCAGTCCAATTAGCAGCAAGTTCTAGATAATAGTCCTTAGCATCTTGCCAAGATCTGTACCCCACATCTTGGTTATATCCATCTACAACGTGATTATTATGACTCATAGTGCTTTCACCATCTCTTTATATTGCTGGACAGAAATGCCTGCCTGCTTTAGTATATAGTCGTCTGATGGGTGAGCAGTCATACCATTAAAGGTTTTGACCAATCCAAGATCGAGCATTGCCCGTTGTCGTCCAAAAGGATGATTTTTGATGCGACAGGATGACCATACGGAGTCAAAGCACAGGTGGTTGTAATCCGAACCCGGCTTGACATAGTTCTCCACCCATCGGATAAAGTCGCAACAGACATCTTCTGCATTGTAGGGATAGGCACCAGTGTCGGTATAGATCTTCTCCATCACCTTATCTAGGAATAGTTCCTGCTTCATTCTATCTGTGTTGTTTGCCAGATACGAGATGCATTCGACTGCATTCGTACCATAATAGAATGGACTATCAAGGTTGCAGTACTGAGGATACCAGTCAGCAATATCAGCCACTACTGCTGCATATTGGAACTTGTATTGGCGAAGACCGTTGGCAACATTCCATGCCAGCATCCAGTCACCAATCTCACGAAGATCTCTCTTGGCATTACTGCCTTGAAGCCACTCGGCCAGATCTCTTGCAAGACGTGGAGCAAACTCAGACAAGTAGTAATCACCACCTTTCTTGTAGTTCATTCCAGCCGGAACTTTAGGGAACGCAGGGAACTGATAACCAACTGACGTATAAAACGGATACGGGTAGTGATTCAATTGACGAACCATGTCTTCAATTGAATCACACCTATACAGGTGAGGAAGCAAAGTGTTATGATAACCAGATGGCTTCTTTGAGTAGTTGATTCCAGAGCCGGTTACACGGTGGAGAATAAAGACATACAACCACTCAGGCAGCGCAAAGCATATATGCTTGTCTGTCCAGTCACGGGCGATGTACCCACGCTCCCGTGTGTGGAGACCTTGTTCCATCTTATGGAAATATGGATGATCGGTGGTCCATCCATAAAATACATCATTAACGATCTGTGAGAACCCGGCAAACTTACGTTCGACAACATCATAGAGTTCTACGTTCTCCATGAGGTCATCGGCCATGGCCGACTCCTTATAAGGAACCGTACCTAGGTTACACTTGGCCTGTTGGTCCTTGGCCAACTCAAAGTATCGAAGATATTCATCATAATATTGTGTAGTTTCCACTATTCTTCCTCATGACACATACACAAAACACCGGCTTCGTGGAACATCTGTTTAGTAAGTTCAACTGACTCTCTCCAAAAGTCAGGAATGTCATTAGGATATTCCATAACTACTTTCCTAATGCCGACCTGAATAATACCCTTGGCACACTCAGAACAGACAGGAAGACCGGTAACATAAAGAGTCGCACCATTAAGTGATACACCGGAGTTGCATGCATTATAGATGCAGTTCATTTCGCCGTGCACTACATACTTATACTTATCTTCCCGATTGTTATACCGGTCATCTGTATCCTTGACGCCACGTGGAAAGCCGTTATAACCTTGGCTTAGGATCTGTCCTTTATCACCAACAGCAATTGCTCCAATCTGTCTAGATGGATCCTTAGACCATGTTGCAACTTCCTTGGCAATGTCAAGATAACGGCGTGTCCACTTGTTCATTACTTTACCTTATCAAAATGACGCTCATACACGTGAAGGTTGCCAACATGCCAGATGATCTTTGGTTGCTTTTGAAGGCTTAGATCTTCTGTCAAGCAATCAGCAACATACTGCTGCCATGCATAGTCGTTACGATAGCCGAAGACAACATCGTTCGAACGCATCTGAACGATTGCAATCAGTTGCTCGTCACGGATCATATACTGCACAGCATTGGTGCACATAAAGTCAGACATGCCATCTTCGTTGTAATCTTCCCACATAGAAGGACGAGTATAGATCATGACTGCGCGACGGCTGTTAGGCGAGGCCCGTAGTTCATCGAGGACATTTTCATACTGCCAGTAGTTTTTTGGATGCCAGATGGCCCAACCGTAGTTTGAGTTGATCTTGCCACACTTCGAGGCAACCTGCTGCCAAATAGCCGGTGTCTTGCCAGGAATATCTTCGACAAACAAAGACAT